ATTCTCATACTCACAATACAATACATCAAAAGATGGTGTACCAAAACGTTCATAGAGTCCTGGTACATCATGTGGAGAGAATAATGTGATCTCTCCATTCTCAATAAATCTTTCATAGAAGATCTTAGAGATTTGAATTGAATAGTCAAGTTTTCTGACACGATTATCCTCTGTCCCTTTATTGTTCTTAAGGACAATGATATCTTCTATTTCTTGGTGCCAGATTGGGAAGTGGACTGTTGCTGATCCTCCACGAATCCCATTTTGCGTGCAGCATCGTACAGTTGATTCAAATTTTTTAAGGAAAGGAACAACGCCTGTGTGCTGTACTTCTCCACCTCTAATTTTAGCGTTGATTCCACGGATTCTACCCGCATTAATACCGATACCAGCCCTCTGTGCGACATATTTGCCAATAGCCATATCACTGCTAAAGATACTATCGAGGGTGTCATCAATATCAACCAGAACACAAGATGCAAATTGACGAAGGGGTGTTCTAACACCCGCCATGATCGGTGTTGGGATGTTGAGTCTGTGTTTGGAGATGGCGTTGTAGTATCGTTTAACATAATCGAGTCTTGTAGCAAGTGGATAATCAGCGAATAGAGTCAAAGCAATCATCATGTACATGTACTGAGGAGTCTCGTAGGTTTCGCCACTACTACGATCCTGTACCAAATACTTATCAGTTACCTGACGTAGACCAGCATAGGTAAAAAGATAATCACGATCATGATCGATCCAAGTATCAACTTTATTCCAGTCTTCGTCAGTGTACTTATCTAAAATATCCTCATCATATACTTTGTTGACTGTAACATTATACAATGCTACATCAAACACATTAGGCATACCTTCTTTCCAGACATTCTTATTGAATACCTGCTTACGAAGACCAAATAGAAGAAGACGAGCGGCGACAAATTGGTAGTTAGGATTATCCAAAGTGATCAAATCACTAGCAGATCTGATAAGAATCTCTTGGATTTGTTCTGTAGTGATGCCATCCTCAAATTGAATGCCACTGTTCATCTCTACCTGAGAAGCAGAGACGCCTGAGAGGTCCTTGCATGCCTCCTCAACCATTGTGTGAACCTTATCAAGGTTCAAGGGTTCGACAGAGGTATCTCGCTTCTGTACGTTGATCATACTCGTTTCCATTCGTTTAGTTTAAGGGTGGCTGCTAGTCCGCTGTATGTGTGTGATTCTACCAGAGATTGAACGTCATGTCCAGCGAGTGCCATGTCGTTGAGATCTTTCTCTTTGATACTTTTTGGGAAGATTACTACCTTATGACCTGCCTTGATCGCTACTCCAATTTTAGCAACAATCTCTCTCGATCTGGGTTCGTTGTCGAAGGTGTATACGAATTTATAATCGTAAGAGCTAAGGTTAACATCGCTACCACACATAGCAATAGCATTGGTAATGAAATGACTGTCAAATGGTCCTTCTGTGACATATACTTCCTTGGTGGGGTCAACTCGATCTAGTCCATACACTTTAGGCATGGAATCATCTAGCATAATTGTAATGTATCTGATCTTAGCTTTAGGGGCAAGAGATCTTCCCTGGAAACCAAACATGGTTCCATCTTTATCCCTTAATGGGATTATAATTCGAGCACTATCTTGGCGAAGAGTATCAAACGTTTTCTTCTGACGATTAGTCCAGTCCTTAAACTTAGGACAATAATAGAATAAATTTAGGTCTTCAATTTTTCGTCGCTCAAGATAGTCTCGGGCGGGGTGTTCTGTATTTAGCTCAGAAATAGGTGTAAGATCTAGTACATTTGATGTTTTAAAGACTGGTTTTTTGAAGTCGAACTTCGGACTCGCCGTCTGTGTACCTTTACCCGTCAGTCCTTCTTTGTATCTCTCCATGACATACTGGTCATGAAGCATAGGACTTTGGTCTTTTAAAAAATTAGTGAACGTTCGTCCCACACCACAGTTGTGGCACTTAAACACGAAATCATTCTTAATCTTAAAGAAATACCCACGTGCTTTGTTCTGATACTTTCTAGAGTCGCCACAATAAGGACAACGAAAGTTATACGTTCGATCATTCTTACGTACAAATTTGTTGAGTTGTGGTGAAACTAGTTGTATATACTTAGTATCAAGAAAATTCACGAAGTACGGGATTCACTGCATCCATACTACTAGAAGATGCCTGTGGTGTCAAGACTTCAATCACAGATGGGGACACATGCAATACTGACACAAGGGTGGCAATCACAGCGGCAGCACCTACAACAAACTTGGCATTATGATCTACCCTTTTCTGGATTTTATTGATCCTAGCATTAATTGCTTCAGTATTTTTTTCATATCTTTCTTTCATCTCATCAAGCATACCGATGATGAGTTTATCAGCGCGCTGGGCTTCGTCCAGACGGCCTTCATGGCGCTCCAAGATAACAGCAACTCTGTTGCTGTTTTCTGAGATTGTACCTACTGCTCGTTCTAGTTTGTCAAGCATCTCTTTAGAAAGATCTTCATAAATGTCAAATTTACTTTCTAAAACTGCTATCTTACCATGACCGAATCCCATATGCTACATTCCGATATACGTATTAATACTCACGTATTTATACACTCTAGTTATTCCTAATAGCAAAGTCTAGTGCTGATTGGTAAGTAACAGCATCTTTGTTTAGCATGTAGCGGAACTGCTGTTGCTTAGGTTCATCCAGTTGAGCATAGGTGGCAGCAATACGCTTGGCAGAGAAGCTATCTAGGTTCTGTGTAGTACCATCAGAAAAATCAATCTTAGCAAATGATGTCTCGCCAGCAGGATTAAGTTCCTGAGTTGCAACCTGTAGAGCAACTTGAAGAGCGTCAGTATTTTCAATAATCACAGTATCATCAATAGTATTTTCTTCTTTTTTCAATTTTTTAGTTTGGTCATGCGCTTTCTTTTTAAAATCAGAAAGACGTGCCTTCATAAGTGTGTCCATTTCTTTGGTCTTATTCATCATTTTTGTCTTAGCGTCATCACGCTTCTTCTGAAGATCCTTAGAGCGGTTCAGTTTTTTCATCTGACCAATCTGTTTCTGTGCTCTCTCAGTTTCCGAGGGCACAGATTCAGAAATAATAGGTTCGATAGATTCTATATCAACCCTAGCAGTGTATCCAGCAGGTATAGTTTCTTCTTTATTCATTTTCCTTTTAGTAATACGAGAGAGCATTGTTTTGGCACCCTTAGTTCTTCCATCAACTGAATCATTACCTTTCTTACCGTAGGTTTTACGTTTCTTGGTATTTACAAATACAAAAGCTGGTGGCAGGGCAAGGCCTGAACCGTCTCCTGCCATCATTTCATTCAAATTAGATTCAGTTGCTTCAGACATTCTTGATTTACATCAACGTTTAAACTTTCGGGTAATCTATTTAAGAAAAGCATAAATGCTTTTAAAATTGACCAGTACGTCGCCTCTATCTTATAAAAAAGTAAAGGCGTAGCGGCGTCATCAAACACATTATACATCACAATAATGTGATTTAATATAAGATGTGATTTCAGTTCACCAGTAGTATCATGACGACGTAGTAGTCTTTTGATATACTTAATTCTATTTAGATCTTCTTCAAAGTCACTATACGTGACAGAAGTAGGATTATCATAATGTTTAATAGCAAACATTACCCAATTATCTTGGGTCAATTCATCAAATAACATCCCTCATCAGCTCGTTGTTACAACAGCAGTAGCAGAGATTTTCTCAGCAGCACCATTGGTGGAGTTGATCTTGACACGGTAGGAACCAGCGTCAGTGGCAGCATAGGTAGCAATATCGAATGTAGTGCCTGTAGCACCAGAGACATTGTTCCAACGCTTGCCAGATTTCTTCTGCCATTGGAAGGTGAGAACAGAAGCATCTCCAGGTGGAGTAGCGGTAGCAGCAAGAACAAGTTGTAGAGCGGCATCAACAGCAACAGCAGTATCTACTGGTTGTGTCTGGATGTCAATCAATACACTTACGTCTGCTGCAGCAGCGTCATCTGTCTGAGTCTCGGAAGCGTTAGCTTCAGGATCAGTAATTGATACTAGCATCTCTGCTTTATGACGAGTGAAACCATCAGCATCAGTATAAGTGAAATAAGACCACCAACCAGGAGCATTTAGACCACGTGCTTTATTTTCAGCAAGTGCTGCTTCAGTGTCGTCAATAAAAATTGTTTGCTTTGCTTGTGATGACGCCGCAACACCAAGGCCTGCTTTCGCCTTATTAGCATTGCTGTCATCCTTTCCGTATAGGGACATTGGAGCTCCAGTAGATTACTTTTCTATATTGTATTTATAAAAATAGAGGACCCTAAGATCCCCTATAATAGATTACTCCGTTTCGAGTCCATCTTCTCGGGCAAGGATTGCCTTCTCAACTACGGAAAGGAGTTCGTCATCCATGGTAGTTTTAGTCAAAGCTACTGCCTTCTTCAGAATAACAAGGCACAATTCAACTAGTTTTTCACCAAGTTCCTCATTCTCGGGGATCTTAGCAACGGCATCATTCACAATTTTTGATGCTAGTGGGAGTAGGAAAGATAGCATGAGTTCATAGCATAGTGCATGAACTATTTATCCATACTATGCTTTGCTGCTGTTTTCAAAACGTACTTCTTATGTTTTTTCTTTTCCGTTTTGTTCATCTCGGCACCGTCTTCGATGTCAGGCATCACTTCAACGTGTGCCGTCTTCACTTTTTTTCGGTTTCCTCCTTCATCTTCTTCTTAGTACCGATAATCTTAGTGATCTTCTTTCGACGGGCATGTAGATACTTATCAGACTTATCTACATCACCATCGTTGTCGATGTCGGCAGATGCCTTACCTACGGGATCAAGTTTCTTTTTCTCTGCTTCAAAAACATACTCAACACCATTGAGTTCAAAGGTGTAAGATTCTTTCTTCACATCATTCGTATCTTCCTCCTGGCACTTAGAACATCCTTTACCACCACACTTAGGGCATGAGTCCCAAGATTCTTTAGCAACTACCTTCGTAATATCTTTAATTTCTGCTCCAATGGAATACTTCATACCTTGACCTGTACGAAGATTAGCAGCAGGGTCAGGAGCACCAGCTGCTGCCTTAATATCTTTACCACCTTCATCACTCTTCTCTTCCTTACCAGAAAGATCAGGAATTGATGTGGAAGCATCAGCACCACCAGCACGTTCGGGTGTTGCTAGTTCTTTTTTCACGGGAGCAGGGATTGCTTCAACAACCTCTTCTTTTTCATGAAGATGCCATCCAAATCCGCCGCCGTCCATCCAGCGACCATAGGATTCAATCAGTGCTTCCGAGAAATCATCGTTATGCTTAATGTCAGTCGTTGTTTTCTGCCTTTCCATTATTTGTAAAGATACTACTTTTCCTTTCTTTATTTATAGTCTCTTGTACTTCACGTATATCTTTTACCCAAGCACGAAACATTTTACCCTCTTCAGTGACAGCAATAACATAGTTCACCCCAGATCTATGTACCACTCCCTTGTCCCCAGTATTAGTGTTAAACACTAGATCTCCTGGTTGATAAACTTCCTTAAGACGAAAGCGTTGCTGGTCTGCTACTTTTTTAATATCTCTAAAGTCTTTCATTTAAAATTACTAGGTAGTGCCGATGCAATCTCTGCCATAAGACTTCGACAATCACGATCATTTAATGTAGTAGGAATACCCTTTCGGAAGACATCATCATGTCTAACCTGTTGACGCAATGCCTCTTCACGTATCTTTTTAAAATCTTTCATAGTTTAACACCATATAATAGTCCACCAAGATAATCCATCCATGCCTTTGCTTGTTTCTCAGTCAATCCTTTTGGTGCTCCCTTCTTAAAGAAGTCCCAATCTCCTTGTTGTGCTGCTATTCTCATCTTAGTACCACTCATAGCAAAAGTTTTTCCTTCTGGGTCTCTTGAACCAGTGGACTCCATCCACATACTCCAAAAATTATAGTAGTGTCCTTTCTTTGGTTTTACTCCATTATGTTCAAGCACAAATTTCATATCAGGTTCATTCATTCTATCAGATCCACACATATAAACGCAATTCCTATAATGATCCATCATAACATGTTCTAAAGCAGCAGGTATGACATTAAATTTAGGAGAACTATAAAAATGATCTGCATGTTTTGGCCATCCTTTTTTCATTATAGCAAGTTTTTTATCAGCTGGTATAGGATTATCCTTTACGGGTTTATTGCTTTGTGAAAGATAGATTCTATAATGTCCAGGATGACCACCTTCTCTAGCAGCATTTGCAATAGCATCAAAACTAGCACCATGACCTGTAGTAGGTGGTTGAAACCTACCAAATGTCACATAACATGTTGAACCAACAGTAAAATTCATTTTCCTTTGATGGCATTATTTCTGGAGAACTCAATACGATCAACAAACTTAGTTAAATCTCCATCTCTATGTAGAACCATGCCCTCATGTTTAGTAACCACATAATCACCCTTAGCATCTCTAACAAACATCCTAAAGTCCTTCTCAAGAGGTGCTAATTTCATTATAATCTGGTACTTCAAGTCCTGTATCAACTTATAAAGATGAATCATTGACTTAAACTTATCACGATTTTCATCAAGTGCCTTATAAGATATCTTTGTTAATTCTACCTTCTCTGCAATTGTTTTTGGACTCTTCAATTTACTAATAATTTCATTCATTTTAATGCCATAGAACTGAATCAATTGATTCACAGTGACATTAATATCTTTTGTGATAGCACCACCCTTTCTATACGGTTTACCATTAGGACCAATACCATCTGGTTTAATTTCATCAGCAAAATACTGTTTAATATAAGGAGCAATATGATACTTTGCTTCACCTGATGGGTTTCCTGTACCACCACCTTTAAGAACAAGCCAATCTAAAAAGTCACCACACTTAGCACAATAAGATTCAATCATACTAACAGTTTTATCAAATTCCCTTTCTTCATTTGGAAGAAATCCTATCGGTGGCATTTGAGTATC